TACAAAGTTGATGGCAGAGTGTCAATGGCTGTAGAATTAAAAGATTGGATTAATTCTATTACGTTTACCAAAGAGGATTTATCTGAACATATTTCTGATTATCCTCATTATATCATAAACAAAATTCTGGGGGCTGATAGAAGTTTAGTTCTGCTTGTTAATGAGCTGAATAAACGCTACATGATGCAACCCATTATGCAATACAAGTTTCTACTACATGCAGTTCCAAGAAAAAAACGATTCAATCCATATCTTAAAAAAACAAAAGACACTAACGTAGAATTTATTAAAGAATACTTTAATATTAGCACAGAAAAAGCAAAAGAGTATTTGACCGTATTAGAAACCGAACAGATACAAGATATCAAACGCCAGCTATTTAAGGGTGGCAAACTCTAAATACATTATGTTTATTATTACACTTTAGGATTAATTAACTATGAGTAACCTTGATCAAAATTACATTCCCTTTGATGAAATTGAACCACTTTATGTTTCATTAAAAGAGCCAGACGACTTCTTAAAGATTCGGGAAACAATCTCAAGAATCGGCCTTCTTTCCCGACATACTAACGTTCTTTATCAGTCTTGTCATATTCTGCATAGTCGTAGAGGAACTCTTTCTCCTTATCGGATTTGCCATTTCAAAGAGCTTTTCGGTCTAGATGGTAAACAGACTACAATCACACTAGACGATATGCAGCGTCGGTCCACTACTGCTAGACTCCTAGAGCAGTGGGGTCTTCTGGTGATTCTTAATCCCGAAGTATTAGAGAAGTATGGTTATTGCCCTCTTAACAAGATCAAAGTAGTCAGCTTTAAAGAGAAAGTTGAAGGTGTTTATCGCTTAGAAGCAAAATATACCATTGGTAATAAGACCCAGAAAGATCCTGGCAATGAAAACGTTTAAAGATCTTTTTCCAGTTCTGGTGGCGATTAGACCATAAATAATCGCGGGGCTACTCCCAATTATCGTCGTCTCTGGACAATCCTAAGTCATTAAGCTTTCTGCTAAATAACAGAAAGCTGACTTTTTTATAATCGGAAACAATTATACAACCTTACAACAATTTGAATATAGTTTTGTAGAATCAAAACAGGCTTGACAAATTAAGAGTTGTGTGTTAGAGTGTGTTTGATCTGAGGAACCTTCTCTAGCATGTCAACGAAATTAGTTTATTTAAAAACGGGAGAGTATGTTATAACCGAACTCTTAGAAGGGAGAGATGAAGATCGTAAGGTTATAGGATATATCTTTAATAATCCAAAGCAAATTATTGCTGGATCTGATTCGGATTGGGGAGAAAATAATACCCAGATTCAGATTAAAGTGAGTCTATTAACATGGCCTCAATTTACAAAAGATACAAGAATAGAAGTTTTTCCCGACGCAATGATCACGGCTGTTGATCCAACGAAAGAATTGTTAAAATTATATGAGGAGTCTTTTAATGAAAAAACTTGAAATTAGTATTTTCGTCTTTCCTGACGGTAAGAAGATTATCAGTCAGTTTGAACGAATCTCTGGGGATATTGGAGATCCAGATTTACGCTTAGTAGAGCCTTTTGTTTTAGAATATAATGGTGGTAATACTACAGCACTTTTGGTGGAAAATACTCATAATAGATTCTCCGAAGATCAATATGTTTTAAAACCATGGCTAATTCAGTTTACCAATGATAACGATTTTTTGATTCATTCTGATAAAATACTCGTAAGCATTGATCCAACATCTTTACTGATAAGTCTATACGAAACAGCTATTAAGTAAGTTTTATAATGAAAAAATGGTACACAAGCGTAAAAAGACTGGGTAATAAACTTTTTGTTAGAGGTTGTTATGACGGAGTTCCATATAGTGATATTGTAGAGTATCAACCAACTCTTTATCTTTTATCTAAAGAACCCACTAAATTCAAAAGTCTTGATGGTGAATATTTACGACCAGTAAAACAACCAACGATCAGTGATAATAGAAAGTTTTTAGAACAATATAAGGATGTTCATGGGTTCAAGGTCTTCGGTAATGAAAATCCAATTTATCAATATATTGCTGATGAGTTTCCAGATAAGATAGAGTTTGATATGAATTCTATCAAAACTTATTATCTTGATATTGAGACTACATCAGAGTTTGGAGGTGTTGACGTTGAGTCTGCTAGAGAGCAGATTCTTCTTATCACTTTGATGGATTATAAAACAAAACAAACGGTTACTTTTGGTTCAAGACCTTTCAATAAAAGATTAGAAAATAATACTTATATTGAATGTAAGAACGAGGCGGAATTATTAACAAAGTTTCTGATATTCTGGGAAAAATCTTACCCTGAAATCGTCTCAGGTTGGAACATTGAAACCTTTGATATACCATATCTTGTAAAACGAATTCAAAAAACTCTTGGTGAAAATGCAGCAAAAATGCTTTCTCCTTGGAAGTACATAAGAAGTAAAGAGATTATAGACCGTAGAACTGATAAAACCCAAGAAGCTTTTGAAATCTATGGTGTTAACACGATTGACTACCTCCCTTTCTTCAAAAAGTACGCCGGCATTGGTGTTGAGAACAACAAGCTTGACACTGTAGCAAAAGAGGTTCTTAATGAATCAAAATTAGACCACGAGGAATATGATACCTTTGCAGACTTCTATACCAAAAACTGGAATCTGTTTGTAGAATATAACATTGTTGATACTGTTCTTATTGATAAACTGGAGAAGAAGCTACGACTCATCCAGTTATCCGTAACCCTAGCTATGGACTCCAAAGTGAATCCAGAAGACACTCTTTCACAAGGAAGAATGTGGGATGCGATCATTTATAATCATCTTCTAGCGAAGAATATTATCATTCCGGTAAAATCCTCACCACAAGAAAAGAATGAGAAATACTCAGGTGCTTATGTAAAAGAACCTTGTCCAGGTAAGTTTAAATGGATTGTATCTTTTGATATCTCGTCCCTGTATCCGTCTCTTATTAGAACCTTTAACATTAGTCCAGAAACTCTTGTTCAAACACCGAACTCTTACGTTTCGGTTGATAACATTGTGGATGATACTTTTGAAGTAAAACCAGAGCATAAAAACTATACCATTTGTGCCAACGGTTCAATGTATTATAAGAACCAACAAGGATTTCTTCCTAGAATTATGGAAGAAATGTTCAATGAGCGAATCATTTACAAGAAAAAAATGTTGGAGTTCCAAAAAGAGTATGAGCAAAATCCGACAACTGAACTAGAAGAGCTTGTTGCTACTTATAGAATTCTCCAAGAATCTAAAAAACAATGCTTAAACTCAGCTTATGGAAGCTTGGGTAATAACGCTTTTAGATTTTACGATATTCGCAACGCTGAGGCAATTACTTATTCTGGTCAGGCTGTCATTAAAACAGTGGAAAAGAATCTGAATGCTTATTTACAAAGACTTGTTGGTGATTCACAGGATTATGTCCAGGCCGTCGACACGGATTCAAATTTTTTACATCTAGAACCAATCGTTAATAAGATATTCAAAGATAAGGAACCAACGGAGACGGAAGTTATCAATTTTCTCTGTTCAATCTGTGATAATCAAATTCAAGGTGTTATTGACGATATTTTTATTAGCTTTACTCAAAGAACAAATGCCTTTGAAAACCATCTTCATATGAAGAGAGAGAAAATCTGCTCTTCTGGATTATGGAAAGCCAAGAAAAATTACATTCTTAACGTATGGGATAATGAGGGTGTACGATACTCAGAACCAAAAATTAAAATTAGCGGTATTGAGGCTGTTAAAACCTCTGTTCCCGCAATTTGTAGAAACCGAGTGAAAGAGGCATTCAAAATTATTATGAACAAAGAAGAGGAGGATCTTATTAAGTTTGTCAAAGAATTTAAAGAAGAATTCTTCGCTTTACCACCAGAAGATATTTCTTTTCCACGACGGGTTAGTGATGTTGATAAATGGAAGAGTCCAACCACTACATACATCAAACGCACCCCAATTCAAGCGAGAGCAGCGATTCTTTATAATAAACAAATAACGGATAAGAATCTTCTAAACAAATATCCAATCATAAAAAATGGGGAGAATCTTAAGTATTGTTATTTGAAGGAACCAAATCCATTAAAAGAGGATGTTGTTGGTTTTGTTCAAAGATTTCCAACTGAATTAGGACTCGTAAAATTTGTTGATTATCAAAAGCAATTTGAATTATCTTTTTTACAACCATTAACAAAAATTCTGGATGTTATTGGATGGCGAACAGAAAAAACTTATACCTTAGACGAATTATTTACATAAACTTATGGACTTTCTTAAAAGCGTAGTAAAAGATTTTGGAGCCGAGTATGCGGCTGTGGCAGCGGATATTACTGAAAATGAAACCTTTGTTGATACTGGATCTTATGTTCTCAATGCTTTAATTTCTGGTTCCATTTTTGGTGGAATATCTCAGAATAAAATTAGTATGTTAGGAGCACCCCAAGCTTCGGGCAAAACATTCATCGCACTTTCTGTCGTTAGAAATTTCTTAGACAAAAACCCCAAAGGAATCTGCCTCTATTTTGATACAGAACATGCGATAACCAAAAAAATGTTAGTTGAGAGAAATCTTGATGTAAACAGAATTGCTATTATTCGTTTGGTTACTATTGAGGAATTCAGACAGAAAGCTCTTAAAGCGGTGGATATTTACACCAAAACACCGGAGAGTGAGCGAAATCCTTGCATTATGGTTCTTGATTCTTTAGGGAATCTATCTACAAACAAAGAAATCAGCGACACTCTAGCTGAAAAAGATACCCGAGATATGACAAAGGCCGCTCTTGTTAAGGGAGCCTTTAGAATGCTTACTCTTAAATTGGGCCAAGCAAATATTCCGTTAATTGTTAATAACCACGTTTATGATACAATGGCATTGTATGGTGGTAAAGCCATGGCCGGAGGATCGGGCGCACTCTATTCTTCTTCAACAATTCTTGAAATTTCAAAATCAAAGGAAAAAGAGGGTACGGAAGTTACTGGTGTTATCATGCGGTTTAAGACTGTTAAATCTCGCTTCAGTAAAGAGAACCAGACTACAGAAGTGCGTCTTTATTATGATGAGCGAGGTCTAGATCGTTATTACGGTCTGATTGAATTGGCTGAAGAAGGTGGTGTGATTCCTAGAATTGGAAATCGTTATGAGATCAACGGTAAAAAACTAGCCAGGAAGACTATCCTTGATTCACCAGAAGAATATTTTACCCAAGAATTGTTAGAGCAAATAGACGAATATGCCAAAACGAAGTTCCTCTACGGTATGTCAGCAAAAACCGAAGAATCAGAAGAAGATCCTGCTGACTGATCTTATTGAAGTTTATGATAACGTATTGGATTTAAAAACCTGTAAAAGTTTAATAGATGCTTTTGAATCCGATACTGAAAATCATGAAATTATTGATGAAGACAAAAAGCCTTCATTCACACAATTTAATTTGACACAAAATTTAGGAGACTCATTAGAACTTAAAAATCTACACGATCATATTATAATGAAAACTTTTGAATACAAGAAAAATTATTATGATCATATAGATGAGAGAGTATTCCCAGAGTCACATAATTTTGAGTATTATAGAATTAAAAAATATCGTAATAATGGAGAGGATCTTTTTGATACTCATGTTGATATCAAAAATCATGAATCATCTAGACGAT